ATTGCAAATAGCGGATCAGCATTAAAAATTTCAAATACATCAAGTGTCGTAATCTCAAATACGGCGGGAACTTATGAAGCATTTTCTAAAAACTTTGAAAATAATACTTTTGTTGTAAGCTTTTGGTTTAGCCTTAACAACTATCTAAATGGAAGTGGAGATAGCACGACTCCATATGTGAGCAATCAATTAAACTTATTTAATGTTAAGTCTGGTTCTGTCATAATTGGAAAAGTGTATTACGATTATCTATCCAATACAATTAGATTTTCAATTGATGGTTCTGGCAATAGCGATGCCTATTATGTTCTTAATGATTTAGATAAACAATTCTATGTTGTTGCAACATATTCTAATAAATCTACATCAATTATTGTAAATGGAGTTCCTGGAGAGAGTGGGTCAGTTTTAGATAATTCCACTATGTCATCATATTCTAAAACATCTTTAACATTCACAATTGATGGTTTTTCTATTACTGGAACATCTACATTACCGCAAAATTTCTTGGTAAACTCTTTAGCATTTTTTAACTATAATTTAAGTCAAGAGCAAATAAAAAGTCATATGCTTTGGGCGGGAAATACCGAAAAGCCCTTATTTCAAGGCAACCTTTCTGCAAGCACATCTATGTTTGATTTTACAATAGACCCCGCAGATCATGGAACATATAGAATGATTTCTGGATCAGATTTTGGAAATGTTGGTACAGTTACCAATCTATCCGTAACCAAAAATGGCTTACAGCCCCTAATTATTGATGATAATAAGTTTAACAAGGATTACGATAGTACCGCCTCGTATTCTATATCTAGTTCAAGTGGTATAAGTTGGTCTGGATCTGCTGGAGTAGATTTTACAGGCATTAACAATTACTTCAGCCTGACCAATGGTTTTATTATTGGCGGGAGTTTGTATAGAACCGCAGCAAGCTCATCTTATGTATCTGCAAGCGGAGAATATATATTTGGAATCAGTAATGTTAATAATGGTAAATACCTGTTTCTTGAGTATAAGTACGTCAGTTCTAGTTGGCAGTACAACTTGAACATCTATAATCCAAGTGATTCTACAACTACAACTTTATTAACAGCATACAACACTAGCTTTATTAATGATAATTTTGCCTTAAAGATTGATAGTAATTCTATTCAATTAGAAATTTTAACATCAACATCTGGAAGTAGTGCTAGTGTTTTAACGACAACTAGCCCAAACTATTTACCATTGTCGTTGGGAACAAATAGTACACTAACGGTAGGAAACTCTTACCATTCCCCAAAAACATTTTTGTCATCGGTAAACTATATTAATCTTGGCAATTTTTCTATTACAAGCTCAAGCCTAAGAAATACTTATAGTGCAAGTTATTTAACAACACCAATGACATTTATGTTTAATATGAGTGGTTCAATAAATCCATTTTTTGTTTCCCAGCATGGAAAATGGGAATTTATCTTACCCTCATCAAATGTATCAAACTCATACTTGCAGGGTACAGCATTTGATTGGAAATCTATGGATAACTGTAGGGTCACGATATCTTATGATGGTGGCACAATATTTTCAACTTTAAATAGATCTCAAACTGCTACTGGATACGACTTGTCAAAGCCTTCAAAAAATTTAGTCATAAATGTAGACATTTTTACAAAATATGATATGGATTCAAATTACCAATCTTTTAACAATTTTTCGTATGCTTTGTACAACAATTTAGACCTATACTCCGATGCAGAATACTATAAAATATCAACACCGTCTAGTAGAATTCTTGCCAACTACATTCCTCAAATTTCTGACGGTAATGTATTATCCAGACCAGAAAACTTTGGAATAAAATTTACGGGAGACGTTAATAAAACTCAGGGATACGGACTGATTACAGTCCCAGCAACATCTAGCTATAGTGCAATTGAATTTTGGTATAGACCAGAATTTACAGTTGGACCTATTGCAAGAACAAACCTTATTCAAAACCCGTCATTTGAGTCACAGCCACCGCTTGGTTTTGGATGGTTTGCAACACTTGCATCAACAGCTACTAGAACAAACACCCAGAGTTATGTTGGATCTTATTCTGCATGCGTAACGGCAAGCTATACATCAACAGATAAGGTTGGCTTTAGTGCTCAAACCACTACTGGATTTAGATTATCTGCAAGTCCTGGAATAACATACACCTTTTCTGCATATGTAAAAGATGTAAATTTGGGACTTTCAATTAATCCGTTAATTTATTTTTATGACTCTGCAAACACTCAGTTGTCTTTTGTTACTGGGGCTAGTATTATTCCAACCTCTTCTGGGTGGACAAGAATTTCTGTGACAGCAACAGCACCAGCAAATACAGCATCAGTCACCCCAAGAGTTTTTACTGTTAATTCCGTTTCATCATCAGCATCTAATGGAAAATCTTTTTTGGTAGATGCAGCCCTCCTTGAAGTTACAGCATCAGAAAAACCCTACTTTGACGGAAATAGTTTGGGGGGAACTTGGTCTGGAACAACAAACCTTTCATCATCAAGCATTAGTATGCATTCCGTAATAAGCACCAACTCTTTAGTTTCAGCATCACCAGCCATATGGATAAACTCTAGTTCAGCACTAAAGTATCTTGGCGGGACTCTCTATGTCAATGGTGCACCAGTATCTGATGGATCTTTTGTTGTTTCTAGAAATGAACTCTATCATTTGACTCTACAATTGTCATCTAGCGCAAATAGTAATCTATACTTAAACGGCGGGGATGAAAGTTTCTCTGCAAGCAACAGTTTAGCTACATATGGCTATCTTCAATTCTGGAATACTGCTCCCTCATCAACGGAGATTTTAGCAAGATACAATCAATTTATTGGAAAAGTTCCTGCAAGAATTACGGACAACAACACATCTAAAGTAGTATCGTCTTCGTCAACAGATAGGTTTGTCATTACCAAAATTGGTTAATATATGTTCGGAAATTTCGTTTTCATCGTTAATAATGGTAAAATTTAGTCATGAGTAGAATGAACGTAACAGAAATCGATGAAGTCAATTATGGCTTATACCTTTGGGAAATGCCAGGCGGAGCCTTGGTTATGGATGAAGAAGGAAACTATTTGAATATTGCTGCAATGAAGGGCGATATTGTAAGAATTAAAAGAATTAAAGATGCTGCAAAGTCTTACGGACTTGAGGAAGGAAAGCCAGTTTGGTTTTCTGCCCATAGAAGAGTTACCGATGAAGAATATGAATTGCAGAGACAAAGAATGGAAGTGGGACTCGTTCCAGACGAACTAGATGTTCCCGCCATCAAAGAAGATATCGAACAAAAAAGAAAATTAGGACTTTATAAATAATGGCAAACTTAATACCAGTAGATGATGATAACGATTCAGATTTTGTTCAAATTAGAACAGATAGGGATTATGGATCAAGCAATCCAGAAGCAGAGTTTGACGACCCGTTTGCAAAAAGCTGGGACGACCTTAAAAAAGTTGAAGGTCTAAATGAAAACTTTAAACGTAGAGCCAATAGGCTAGAAAAGTCATTCACTGGCGTTGACGGAGCTAAGTCAAAAAAACTTGACCCACTTGACCTAACAGGATATTCCCTGTTCATGATTGTTCAACCCCCATACAATGTTATGTATCTTTCTCAACTGTTTGACCTTTCCCCATTCCATCACGCTGCAGTTCAAGCAAAGACTGCAAACATTATTGGTCTGGGATATGACTTTGAAGAAACCCAAAGAACCCTTGATAGGGTTGAAGATGTGCTTGAAGATGAGGATAAGCTAGATAAACTACGCAGAAAGATTTCTCGTGGAAAGCAAGACCTTAGACAATACTTAGAGAGCATGAACTCTGACGATGGTTTCTTAGAAACAATGAAAAAGATTTGTACAGATCTAGAGGTTACTGGAAACGCTTATCTAGAAGTTGGTAGAACATCTTCTGGAAAGATTGGGTATATTGGTCACATTCCATCTATCACTATGCGTATTCGCCGACACAGAGATGGTTTTGTGCAAGTAGTTTATAACCGTTACACATTCTTTAGAAATTATGGCGACACCACAACAGAAGATCAAATTGGTACAGATCCACGACCAAACGAAGTAATTCATTTTAAAATGTATACTCCAACAAACACCTATTATGGAGTGCCAGATATTATTTCCGCAAAGAATGCTATTGCTGGTGATGAATTTGCACAGCGTTATAACTTGGATTACTTTGAGAACAAGGCTGTTCCAAGATACATTATTACTGTAAAGGGAGCAAAGCTTAATGCAGACTCCGAAAGAAAGCTTTTGGAGTTTTTCCAGACAGGTCTTCGTGGAAGAAACCACAGAACACTTTACATCCCACTCCCATCAGATGGAGAAAATGCCCGTGTTGAATTTAACATGGAAGCTATCGAAGCAGGTATTCAGGATTCATCCTTCAAGGAATATGCTGTAGAAAGTCGTGACCGTATTCTTTTGGCGCACCGTGTTCCAATTAGCAAGTTGGGCACACCGCAGGGCACATCTTTGGCGGGAGCAAGAGATGCAGATAAGACATTCAAAGAGCAGGTATGTAGACCACAACAGGACTACTTTGAATACAAACTTAATAAACTAATCTCTGAAATGACAGATGCATTTACTCTTAGATTTAATGAACTTACTCTTACAGATGAGGAAATGCAAGCCAGAATTGATGATGTTTACCTGAAGGATCAAGTTATTGTTCCTAACGATGTTAGACTTCGCAAGGGTCTCCCACCAAGAAAGGGTGGGGATGAACCATTAGTTATTGGTGCTAAAGATGCAGCAGAAACAAAGGCTCAAGAAAATGGCACACGACAAAGAGATCAACAAAGAAAAATTAACGCAACCGATACGCAAGGTGAAGCAAGAAACCCAAAGGGCGAGGGAAGAACCCAAAAATAAATAGGAGCGTATAATACCACAAATTTTGTATTAGTTTACAATCTTGGTATTATTTAATTAATATGAATATTGAAAAAGCTACATGGGCAAACGGTGAAAGCAAGATGAGTCTTGCATTTCCCTTTGCTAAGGTCGATAAAGAAAATCGCACAGTATCTGGATTCGCTACATTAAACAATCCAGACAAGCATGGCGATATTGTAGAGCCTGATGCAAGCAAGCGAGCATTCGAAAGATTTCGTGGAAATATTAGAGAAATGCATCAGCCAATTGCTGTAGGCAAGGTTCTTTCTTTTAACGAGGAAGATTACTACGATCCACAATCAGGAAATACCTACAAGGGTGTTTATGTAAATGTTTATGTTTCAAAGGGTGCTCAGGATACTTGGGAAAAAGTATTGGATGGCACCCTTACTGGATTTTCAATTGGCGGGAATATTGTAGAGGCTTCAATGGAAAAGGGAGCTTCCGAGACAGATGAAGAGCGTAGAGTTATTAAAGATTATGACCTACATGAACTAAGTCTTGTTGATAACCCCGCAAACCCACTGGCGAATATTTTTTCTATTCAAAAAAGTGGAGATAATTTAATTTTTAAAGGAATGGCAACAGAAATTGAAACGGAAAACGTGTTCTGGTGCGGAACAGATCAGATTGCTACATCTGCTACGAACGAAACAAAAGATTGCAGCGTTTGCGGAGATTCAATGGAGACCATTGGTTGGGTTGAAAAATCTGATACAGAAAAGTCTGAATCTATTCAAAAGGTAGTTGATGGGTACTTAAAGAAAGATGATGCTCCAGGTCCAGATCATGGTCCAAATGGAATTGTCGAATCCCCCTCAAAGCCAATTAATTCTCAGAGTACCATTAATAGGTACCCTGATCAAAACAATATCAGCACTACGAAAGATATTGATGAAAAAAATAAAATCAGCAAAGGAGGTAGTATCGTGGCACAAGAAAGCCCAGAAGAACTAGAATACGACCAAGCTGAAGAAATCAATGAAGTTGTTGAAGAGGTAGAAGACACACAGATTGAAAAGTCTGCAGATATCTCTGAAGTTGAGGTTGACGAACTAGACTTTACCAAGATGGTTACTGACCTTAAAGACTTTGTTGGCGAAAAGCTTGAGAAAAGCATCAATGATACAAGTACAGAAACATCCGAACTCCGCAAGGCTCTGGAAACAGAAAAGTCAGATCTAGTAAAAAGATTTGATGAAGTTCGTGAAGAGAATGTAGAACTTAAAAAGTCAATTGATGACATTAAGACGCTTGTTACCGATTTACAAAAATCATTGGTGGAAACATCAGAAAGAGTTGCTATGTATGAAAACGACACAGCATTCAAAAAGTCTGGCGACATGGATAAGCCAGAGGTAGCAAGAAAAGAAAATAATATTTGGCAAGGACACTTCCTCGGAGTCCAAGACCTATAATAAATCTATTTTGAAAGGTAGGTGAAATAAAAAATGAGTAATGAACTTTTACAAAAAGTAATTGATACAACAAACCTCGGTCAGAATGGTGCAGTTAATGCATCAGGTGATGCCAGCAACCTTAGCGGTGTTGGTCTTCTCTACCCTGATCAGGCTAACCGATTCCTAGACTACATGTGGGATGCAACAATTCTGGCGAAGTCAGCTCGTACAATCCGTATGCGCTCAAACACAACCGAAATTGATCGTACCGCAGTTGGTCAGAGAATTATGACAGTAGCTCAGGAAGATAAGCCAGTGGATTACACAGGCTACAATACTGGACAAGCTGGTCAGATCACATCACAAAACGCTGTGTTCTCAAAGGTATCTTTGACAACTCGCAAGTTGCGTCTTGACTGGGAACTCTCAGCAGAAGCACTTGAGGATAACATTGAAGGTCCAGATCTAGAAGATCACATTGCACGACTCATGGCTACCCAAGCGGGTAACGATGTTGAAGATGTATTGATCAATGGAACTGGAACTGGTGCTGGACTTATGTCTGCATTTACAGGTTTCCGCAAGTTAGCTGCAACTAACGCACACGTTGTTGACGCACAGGGTTACGGTCTAGATAAGGCTGTATTCAACCTTGCAATCAAGCAGCTTCCTCGTAAGTACAAGCAACGCCGTAACCAGCTGCGCTTCTTCGCAGGATCTAACTTGGTTCAGGATTACCTGTACAACCTGACTAACACAGGCGGTAACTTCCTACCATTCGATATCTCTTCAGGTATCCTTCGTGGTGAAGTGGCTGCTAATGATGGTGGTCCAGGTACAACAACGCCGTTCGCTTTCGGTATTCCAGTAATCAACGTCCCATTAATGGACGAGACATTGGCATACGAAGGTAGCACAAGCCCAACAGGTTCAACAAGCGGTCTGCATGGTGATATCCACCTTACATTCCCACAGAACTTCATCGTTGGTATTAAGCGTGATGTTACAGTTTACCGTCTCTTCCAACCGAAGAAGGATACAATTGAGTATACCCTCTTCATTCGTGTTGGTTGTGTATTGGAAAACTATGACGCTCACGTTCTTGTCAAGAATGTTCGTGTTTCGGGTACAGCAGTACCTCAAGGTTCAGCATTCGGCTCTCTCTTCAACGGATCTACTACAACTGATCCAAACTTTGTTAAGGGATCTAATGTTAACTTCCAACCAGGCGATGGTCGTGGATTGGGTACTTACTAAAAATCTTAGTAAAACAATGGGTAAGGGGAGCATATATTGGCTCCCTTTATTCATTTTACAAATTATTTGATATAATCATTACATAGAGAAAGGAATCAAATGTCTTTTGATACGATGAAAGTACAAGAGCTTCGTGAGGTAGCGGAGTCTTTTGCGGTAGATTTACCAGTAAAAATTGCAAAACAAAAGCTAATTTTATTATTGGAAGAAGAAGGTATCACTTACGATACTTATAAAAGATTTTTCGATAGTGAAAAGGTAGAGCCAGAGTTAGCACCAGCACCCCGCCCACAACCAGTAGATGTAAATTCTCCTGGAATTGTTTTGGTAAGAATGGATAGAGACAATATGTCTTATCAGTTTGGAAACTTTGTTTTCACAAAAGATCATCCATTTGTTCCAATGACAGAAAATGATGCACAATTGATTTTTGACACACTTGAAGGTTTTAGATTAGCGACACCTAGGGAAGCCCAGGAATTCTACCGCTAATTATTGGAGGAATCTTAATTGCAACAAATTCACAATGGAACCACCCAGACCATAAATTTGGCTATTTATAGCCAAGGGTTTTTAACCGATGCAGATGGGGCTGTAATTGTTAGGATTACGGATGCCGATACAGGAGTTGTCTTGATCGCATCCGCATCCGCAATTAGCCAACCAGCAAGCGGAGAATATACATACGATGTAACCCCAGATGTTACACAATCAAATCGGGTACTACAAGTGCTATGGTCATACTCGCTAGGTGGTAAATCAACATCTCAAACACAGTTTATTGAAGTAGTAACTCCGTATGCGCTAGTTAGCGATATTGTTAGTTACTACAAGCTAGGAACAAAGCCATCAGATATCAATTATTTTTCCGAGTCAGACATTATGATTGCAGAAAATATTGCAAGAACTCAAATCAATAACTACACTATGCAGGATTTTGGCAGAAGATATGATTACCAAGAAATATTTGGAATTGGTAGTGATGCTATAGAACTTACAGAAAGAATGCTTTGGGTAGATAAGTTGTACGAAAACGATCAACTTGTTGTAGATTACACCGCAAGCCCAACATATAACACCTTTGGGTTTGATGTAGAGTTAACACAAACTGGAAAAGCATTAAGAATTAAAAACAATCTTTTTGACACTCGTTATGACAATCAGGTAGACCCAACAATTTTTTCTTACGGAAGATTTAGAAATAATTCCCGCTATAAAATTATTGGAGAAATTGGGTATAATTATGTACCACAAGATATTAAACTTTGCACACTGTTGCTCTGTGGCGATCTACTGTCAAATGACGCAGCGTGGAGAAACAAATATTTGAAGAAAGTTTCTCTAGCCGAAGTATCTTTTGAATTAAGTGCTGGGGCATTAAACGGTACAGGAAATGTCATTGTTGATGGAATCCTAGATCAATATCGTAACATAAATATTGTTGTGATATAAAATGTCTATATTTCAATTAAACTCTTATGTAAACAGCTTTATGAATATGACAGCAGACATTTATTCTCAAAAGAATACACAGTCTCAAAGCGGTGCTATGACAAGACAATGGTTATACGAAAAAACAATTACTTGTAAGGCAATGGTTGTTAAGGATGATGGCGGTAAAGCTATTAGTGATGATAAGCAGTATAAAACTGGCAATCAGGGATATCAAGAAAATCTTCATGTTAAATTACAATCTTCTGTTAAATTAAGCAAGCGTTTTAGGGTTATGGGAATTAAAGCATCTGATGGAAGTCCCGTCTTTGTTGAGTCAGACAAATATGATCAGCAAAGCACCGTATTTGATGTTGTTTCTAGTCATGCAGTATTAGATCCTTTTGGAAAAGTAGCCTACTACGAAACAAATCTAAGAAGGGCACAGGTTCAAAACAATGATATCGCTTCGGTTTGAGAACATTAATACTCTTTTTAACGAGTTGGAAAATAAGATTGATGGTGTTAATCAGTTAATAACAAAAGAGACGGAATCTCAATTGGCAAAAGCAGTCTTTACAATAACTACCAAAAAGTTTATTAAAGATTTTGGTATAGAGGCTGCCCTAAATCCTAAAAAATATTTTCATATGTACGAATGGAACAGCGTTGGAAATCCAAGCAAAAAGTTATTTTCGATAAAAAGGCAATCCGCTTCTTATGGCAATTTAAAGATTGCTGTAAATTACAAGCAATCTAGAACACCAGTTCCCATTCCAGGAAAATTACAAGAATCTCGTAATAAAAACAAGAGAGTTAAAAAGAGATCCATATTTGTTAACAAGGCTGAGATTATGGAAACTGGAAAGCCAGTGTCTTTTACTACAAAACAGTATATTGCATTCTTGTCTCAAAAAGATGGAAAAGTTCGCTTTGTTGCTCCAGGAAAAACGGTAAGAATATCAAATCCTGGGGGCAACCTTACAAAAGGAGCGTTTGACAAGTTTTTAACAACTTGGTATGCAAATAACGTAGAGTCTGCTGTCTCTTCATCTGGTATGATAGATATGGTCGGAAAGCGTGTGGCTACGTCTTTAAATCAAAAGGGTGGCGGTAAGGTTGCAGCAAAAGAAGCTATCCGAATTGTTGCAGAATCATATTCACAAGGAGTAACTGAATTATAATGACTGATTATTCAAAATTGGCGGTATACGGAATTAATGATTATGTTTGGGCAAAACTTAAAGAGTCTGGACTTTTTGACGAGCAAGACTACTATGTAGATGAGTTTGCAGATTTTGTAATTCCAATTATTCCCGCCCAGCAAATACCTGAGTTTAACAATTTGTTGCCAGGAAAAACCTATTTAATTTATGATTATGAAATTCTTAGAACTGGAGAGAACTATTGGATCACAGAAGAAATTCTTACTTACAACATTGTGTCTCCAAGTTATGATAAGATTAATCAAATTATTACATTTATCCAAGCCACATTAAGCAAGTTTGATGATGCAGCCCATGATATAAATGCTTATAATAATAATGCAACACCATTTGAGTACCATTTCTTATATAACGAGAATACCATATCCCCTCAAAACTTTGTTACAGAGGGCGGGTTTATGGTCGGTGAAACTCAAATTAGATATACTTATGTAAGAAAAGATTGAGATTGCAGCAAGTTTGTCTTGTTGTCTACTCATGATAAAATAAAAGAGAGGAAGTGAAATTCGCCAATACCTTAAAAAAGAAAGGTAGGTGAAAAATAATATGGCAGACGTAAGAAATATTTTAGTTGGTGCAGCGCAAATTTTCGTTTCAACAGGAACAGGAAATAACCGCCCATCAACAATTCCAGCTCAAGGAGATCTTAACTTCACAGCATCACAAAGTGCAAAGTCGTACCTTGGAAGTGCAAGCACAAAGTGGAGAGATGTTGGTTACACCAACTCTGGTCTTGAAGTTTCGTATGAACCAGGATACAACGATGTAAGCGTAGATCAGTTGCTTGACGCAGCTCGTCTATTCAAGGCATCCATCAGGGTTATGCTAAAGACAGAACTGACAGAGGCAACTCTTCAGAATATCAACTTGGTATTCGGACAGGCTGAAACTTCAACTGTATACACAAATGCAGGTGCCAGCGCATCTGCTTCAGCAATCTCGGGAAGTTATGCTGGTGGAACCGCAACAGGTTCAGCAACACTCAGCATTGCAGCTGGAGCACTTGGTGACGCACCAGTTGAAAGATCAATTGTTGCCGTTGGAAACGCTCCAACAACAATCTCTACAACCGCAATTGGAGCACCAGTTTCCGCATCAGCAGCAACAAATAAAGAAAGAGTTTATGTTGCTCGCAGAGTAGTCCAGGTAGAATCTTCATCGCATGGTTTGAAGCGTGATTCTGCAACGGTATTCCCCGTTCAGTTCCGTTGCTTACCAGACGATAGCGATAGCTACGATGGCGCAGAATACGGCGTTATTATCGATAGAATTTTAGGCTAATCAATAGTTTAATACTTTACATAGATACCCTCCAGAAATGGGGGGTATTTATGGTTTTAATTATATTATTGGTATAATGTTATAAGAATATAAGGAGGATGCTTTGCCAACTACAGTATACGATGTTGAGGAAATTCAACTATCAAACGGTAAAACACTAACAATCAAACCGCTTACAATTAAGCACTTAAAGAAATTTTTAAAAGTTATTAAGAAGATGGATGATCCAGAGATCACAGAAGAAGACCAGATTATGGAAATCTTTATCGAAGGTGCTATGGTCTGTTTAGAACAGTTAATGCCAGATCTTGCAGAAGACCGTGATCTATTTGAGGACACTATCGAAGTGCCTACCATGATGAAAATCTTGGAGGTAGCTGGGGGGCTAAAACTGAATGACCCAAACCTAGCACTGGCGGATCTGGCTGGGATGAACTAGATCTCGCCAAGTTAGAATCTGAAGTTTTTCTTCTTGGACACTGGAAGAATTATGAAGAACTTGAATCTAGCTTATCGGTTGAAGAGTTGCTTGCAACAATTCGGGCGATATACGAAAAAGAGGATAGGTCAAATAGATTCCAGGCTGCAATACAAGGTGTAGACATGGAAGAACAATCGGACTCTACGGCTCAAGATGTTTTGGGTCTTAAGGGTTACGAAGCCCAAAAAGCGGGATTTGGAATAGGTCTTGGTCTTGGGTATATGGAGGAATAATTAGTGGTAAACCGCATTGATATTGAAGTTAGTGCTCTTGGTAATTTTTCGCAAATTCAAACAGAGCTTACTAAACTTAAGGCTACCATTGCCCAATTACAATCACAACCACTATTAGGAACTTCTGGTCAGGAAACCGCTAAAGAAATTCAAAATGTTCAAAAGCGATTTGACCAGATGGTTCTTTCAACAAGAGCCTTCAATGTTCAAATGGTTGAAATGTCCGACTCTGTGGACAAGTTTGGTCAAAACCTTGAAAGAGGAAAATTAAAACTTCACGATTACTTTAAGATTTATCGGGAAAATGCAAGAGGAATAAGAAACGAATTAGATGAACTTGCTGACAGACAGGCAAGAATCGGAAAGTCCGTAATTATTCCAGATGCTCTCAAAACGGGTTATTCAAGAGTAATCACCAGCATCAACGCTGATCTCAAAACACTTGGGGCACAGGAAGATGCCGTAAGAATTAAAGCACAAGCTTTAAATACCGTCATTCGTGGAATGGGTACCGAACTTGTTAACTTGGGTAAAAATACCCAGTGGGCAGGTAGACAACTTACAGTTGGTCTAACGGTACCCCTTTCTGCATTTGGGGCAGCAGCAGCAAAAGCTTTCCGAGATGTAGATAAAGAGTTGACCAGAATGGCAAAGGTTTATGGAGATGGAGTAACTCAAACATCAGAGAAAACTATCTCCGAGATTCGTTCTCAAACTTTAGCTTTGGCAAATGAACTTGCTGCAACATATGGCATGGCAGCACAACAAACCGCAGCAGTTGCTGCTGATTTAGCTGCTACTGGTTTGCAAGGAAATGACCTACTTAAAGCAACTAAAGAAACTATGCGACTTTCAACTCTTGGTGAATTAGATCAGCAGAGTGCAATTAAGGCAACCGTAGCCCTTCAAAGAACTTTTAGACTTTCTACCAAGGATTTGACTGAATCTATCAACTACCTAAACGCAGTAGAAAACCAAACAAGCACATCACTCGGGGATCTCGTTGAAGGATTGCCTCGTGCTGCTGTTGTTGTTAAACAGTTGGGTGGTTCCTACAAAGACCTCTCAGCAATGATGGTCGCTATGCGTGAGGCAGGTGTTCCAGCAGCAGAAGCAGCAAACTCCATCAAATCGGCAATGGCTTCTATTATTAATCCCAGCACAAAAGCAACAGAGTCCCTAAAGTCTTTTGGAATTGACATTCAAGACATTACGACAAAAAATGCTGGAAATCTTATTGGAATGATTCGTGATTTGCAATCTGCCCTAGACTCTATTGGCGGAACCAATAAGGTTCGAATGATTGAAGAAATATTTGGAAAGTTCCAGTTTGCTAAAGTTACAGCCTTGCTAGACAACTTAGGAAAAGCGGGAAGCCAGACTCAAAGAGCATTCCAACTTGCAGCATCGTCATCCTCACAACTTGCAACCTTGGCGGAATCAGAATTAAAGCGTCAAACAGAAAGTGTTAGCGGTAGATACAATAGAGCAATTCAAGATTTTAAAACTAAAATTGTTCCACTTGGAGAGCAAGTAACAAAGTGGGCTACTACCGCAATGAATGTTTTCAACAAGTTCCTGGACATATTGAACAAATTTGCTCCACTTAAAAATCTTTTCGTTGGTTTGTTTGGAGGCTTGGCTATAGTTGGTCCAGTCCTCATGATGACTGGTATTATGGCAAACCTTGTTGGATCCATTATTAAGGGTGCAAACGCCTTTAGAATGTTTAAAGACGGATTTAAAACGGGCGGGCTAAGAGAAGCTTTCTCTAGTATTCAAAACTTCTACCAGAACATTGATATTAGTGCTATGGCTGCAGCACAAAATACTCAACAGTTTGGAAGCAACGCCCTTAATGCTGTAAAGGCTTTTGAGGTACTTAACCTAGAACTTGTAAAGTTGAAAGAAAGACTTCATGACCTAGCCTTACACCCAATCACATTAAACCTAAAGACAAACTACGCAAGCCTCTCTGATGAAGAACTATATGCAATGAATCTATACGAAAAAGATTCTAAGCAACAGGGTGGAGAAAGACCACATTATACATCAAAATCAGATGCTATGCGAATGTATCAATCAAACCCCTCATCCTACAGACATTTGCAGGAAATTGAAAAGGATTACATTTCTCAACACGGACCACAAGAAGGTGCCAGAAAGTTCAAGCAATACTTTGAAGAAGGTCAGTCGGCACAATATGGCATGGTTCAACAAGGTGGGGCAGCAGCATTACTTCAACAAAGATATGGAAAAGAAAATGTAATCTATGGTCCAAAGTCGGGAGTAACTAAAGAAGAAATTTATACAAGAGAGGTAGCCAGACTTGTTGACATTCACGATCAAATCCTTACTGGGAAAATTAAAGATCAAGAGTTGGCAGCAGAACAACTAACAAGAATTCTTGGAACAGAAAGCAAAAAAGATCAGACTCTTAATGCAGCCGAATTATCTAAATTAGAATCTATTGTTGCTCAGGTTACATTTGCCGAAGAGCAAATGGAGAAGGCTGTTATTGACAATCTTGTTCAACAAAAAGCAGTTCTTTCAGGTTCGGCTGAGTCTATTGAAGAATTAAATATCGAAATAAAAAGAATTATGACTACTGGAGATCCTAAAAGTAGGGCTGCAAGAGTGGGTGCTGCTTGGAGTAACTTCTTAAACACCTTGTCTCAAGAAGCCATTGATGAAATTACAACATTGAGAAATACTTTGTCTACTTACGCAGGTGCATCTACCCCCCAACAGACTCTGATGATGGCAAGAAATGTTGAGGCTCGTATTGCAAGGCAAGCCCTTGAAGCTGGAGACATTCGTGCTGCACAACTTGGTCCAGGAGAAACAATGGGTGCTCAAAGAATTAGATCTGCGCTTGTTGCTTACACCCCATCATTCCCACAAAAACTTCAAACGGGAGGAAGTCCTTGGGTTCCTGGAAGCGGGGATGGAGATAAAATTCCTGCACTACTTGAGCCAGGGGAATTTGTTGTTAATAAAAACGCAGCAAAGCAATACGGTGGGCTACTTAACGACATTAACTTTAACAAAGCTCCAAGATTTCAAACTGGAGATAAGGTAGAAACAAGTAATGCTTACTCTGCAGAAGAATTAAGTCAAATACTTGGTAGAACAAGAAAAACTCCAGGAAAAATACATCCAGCAACTGGAGCATTTGGTGCGTCAATTGAAGGTATGTCTGTAGAAAGAATAAACGCACTAATGCTTGGTGCTGGTATTGATCCAAAAGATTACTTAGAGTCTATTAGAAAAGGTGCAATCGCACTAGATAAGCAAGACAGACTTTATCACACAGCTGGTCATGTATTTTTAGATGGGCTTAATCCCCCAAACAAATCAGATTTAATTAGAAAACTAGACGAATCAATTACAAGAAAAATAAGTGCTATGGGCGGAATGTTAAATGATACAAACAATCCCCTTCATAGAATTACTGATTCTGTATTTTTTGGCTCAGGAGACTCTAGGTTATTAAGTCACTGGAGACAATTTTCAGTACAGTCAAGTAGAATTGATAGTATTGGTAGAAGATCTCCGTCTAACCAAAGAATAAAAACTTTTGGTGACGATGGGGAAATGATTAAGTATGACAAGTTGGTTGGAAAAGCACCAAAAGGTGGCGAAAAAACAACCTTCTTCCATTCTGCAAATGAAGATTGGTCTAGATCAATTGGCTCAAAAATACTAAGAAGGCAGTTGGGGGGAGGGGTTCCAGGATTTGTAAGTGGCGGCTCCACCCTTGAAGATATTTGGGGCGATAATCAAAGAATATATCGTGCACCACAATGGCAGGGACCAAGATTACCAGTTGACTATGGGTTTAAAACTCGCTTACCAGTAGATGCCAAACATCCATTCTTTTCAACAGAAGAGCAAGCAGAAGCATATCGTCAAGAATATCTTTCAACACCTCGTGGTGGAAGCGAAAAATTAGATCTTAGAGACATTTACAGATTTGATAACGATGAGTATAACCTACAGGCATTGGCAAACACTTGGCAACAGGGTCCAAAAGGCATTAGAAATTATCCAGACAAACTAGAAGCATTATTACGTTTCTTTACTCCAATTAAACAAGCAATGACCCTGAGAAGAAAGTCGATGTTGGGAATTCCTGGAGAAATGCCAGACGCTCAACAGATTGCTATATTAAAAGCACTTGAGTCTGGCAACTACGAATCAATACTTGGAAGTAAATTTAGCCTAGCTGGAAAGCCTTCTGCATATACAGAGTGGGGACCATCATGGTTAATGTCTCGTGAATTCCATGAACACCCTCTTAAAATGCGTCAAGCGGAAAATATGGTATCTAACGCTCAGTCAGAGATAGAAAATTTGGAGCGTTTTGTAGCAAATTTGCAAAGCCCAGACAAAGAAACATCTAAATTTGCTAGAGAGCAACTTGTAAAAATAAATTCTTTGTTTAAATCAGCCGAAGACATTACTCCAGAAAATATAGAAAAGCTTAGACAATCCAAGCAAAGAATGCTTGAAATGCAAATTGAATCACAAAAAGCATTGTCACCAATGGGAATAAAGCCAAGAGATGTAATTTTCCAAAGACTATTCGGTGCTGGAACACCAATGCTGGATATTTCTGCAGCCAACCCAAATGCAAAATATCGTGGAACAAAGCTTATGGAAAGAGAATGGCTTGCAAATCCTGGAGAGCCAACCTTAGATTCAATTTCTCAAGCATGGATACCACCAAATCAGTACTTGGGTGGAAAACATTTATATCCAGAATGGGTAAAAAATCTTCCATATGTTCTTAATATGAAACAACGTGGGGGAATTCAGCATCTTGCATTTGGCGGTTCAGCTTTAGAAAGAATGGCGTATAAACCAATCAACATGATTTCTCAAATTAGAAATTACTTAAGAATGGTAAAGCTTCTTAAAAGAGGGGTGTATCATGGTTCATATTCTGGAATAGAAGAACTACCAGTTGGTGGAGGAAAGTTACTATTTGACAATGAAGGTGGCGAAGATGTTGCATTTGGTGGGATGCAATTATTTGGAACAACAGATTACAAAGAAGCAAGTTCTTATGCTACTAATCAATTCACCGAATCGGATACTGAAAACTCAGCAGTTTATAGATTGCTTGGAGTGCCTTTTGGAAAATATATAAATTATGCATCAGTTAATGATGAAAAAATTGATAGTTCTCCTCGTAATATAAAAGCTCTTAAAAGACAGAATTACGATTTATGGAAGTATATGACCGCTCCTGAGCAACAAGGTCGTACAAAGAGCACTCAAGACAACACTGCAGATGCTTTTTCTAAACTTGGGATAAAAGGTTTCTTTAGTACCACCCCTGCAGTTGGTAGCAGACTTAACGAAGAACAAAAAAGGAATATGTGGACAGTTTTTACATCTCCCAAAGGAATAAGCCTAGCTGATTCACCAAATAAAGGACCAGAACTATCTATTTTTGATTTGCTAAAATCTTTAATGTCTCAGCGTAGTGGAAATAAAGAATTAAGAGAATGGTTTGAGTCTAAGGGGCATAAGTTCCAAACTGGCGGAAGTCCTTGGGTTCCAGGAAGCGGGAACGGAGATAGAGTTCCCGCCATGCTTGAACCAGGAGAGTTTGTTGTTAATAAAAAAGCAGCAAAACAGTATGACGGATTGCTAAATCACTTAAACTGGAATGCTGCTCCAAGATTTGCTACAGGCTCTGGAGAGCCAGGAAAAGAAACATTGTTTGGGAGTATTGTTAATAAACTCTTTGGTCCACTAACTACTGGTATGCAAATGGCAGCAGGTGCCGAAAGGTCAAAAGCAAATCGTGGACAAACAAGAGAAACAGATCCTACTAAAATTGTTGCTCAAATTACTGTAAGTGCAAAAACATTTAAAGATGGAGTGGATTCTATCACTACCCCAATTGATGCTATGAGGAGGCAAGTTGTTAAAGCAGAGGTAGGACTACAAGATTTAGCAACTAGTATCAGGGCAGCAACAGGTGCAACAGCACAATCAGCAAAAGAGGCAATAAAAGAAAGAAAACAAAAGGTAAAAGATTTAATTCCAACTAGAGATACAAGTCTTCAAGGGCAGGTAAGAAAGTTGTCAAAAGAGGATCAAAGAAAATTTGTTTTGGGTGCTCCAAACCCAATAGAACCATATGGTCAAGATCAACGTGGATTAGTTCCAAGATATGAAAAGCCACCTCGAAAATTTGACGCACTAGGGGAAAAAGTAAAAGCCTCTTTTAAACAGGGTCCAGGAATTGGCTCTATGATTGGAGCACAATTTGGTGGAATGGCAATTTCAGGATTGGCAAGCAAAATGCAGCCAGGAATGGCACAATCTGGAGTAACTGGTGCAGCAACTGGATTACAGATGGGTGCCATGCTTGGACCATACGGAATGTTGGCGGGAGCAGCAATTGGAGGAATTTTTGGCGTAGTATCAAATAAAATTGCTGAGGCTAAACAAAAAGCAAAAGTTGCATCAGATGGATTAAGAGACGCTATTAGCCCAAGTTCGGTAGCATTAAATAATTTAGGCATTAAGGTTAGAAGCTTTTCGGATGCGGTTATAAAAGCTGGTAGGGAGTCGGACAAAGCAGCAACAAATATTGAAAGAATTGCAAACTCCTACAAATCTTCTGGAGACGAACAAACAACTAATGCACTTAAGTATATAGGTGATTTGCTAAAAGAAGGAAAGACTGGACAAATTGGAACATTGTCAACAAAGCGATATGCAACTCAAATTCTTCAAGGGGTAAGCCCAGGAAAAGCTAGAGAAGATTTATTGGGATATTTGCAAGCAGCTGGAGTTGGATCTTACACCGCATCCAATATTGTTTCCAAAGCAACCAAAAATATTGATCCAGAAAATGCTTTGGGAAAGGTTTTTGGAAAAATTCTTCCAAAAGAAAGGGCACCTTTACCTCGTGGACCTCGTGCCCCTGCCCTACCACCAGGATTTGTAGAAAAAACTTTAGACAAAAACGATTATAAATCAATAGGCACAGCTTTGTCAACACAAGCCCTGACTGCAAACCCTAGAATTTTAGGACAGGCAATTCAAAATCTAGATGCATTGCAAAAAACCGCAGCAAACAACAAGAACTCCTTTGAAGAATTCAACAGGGTGGTCAAAGAGTCCGATCCATCCTTAGCAAAACTTAACCTATCAATGAAGAATGCTGGTGCTGCAGGATCAAGCATTGTCAGAGTAAATGCCCTCATGGTTAATGGAATGCAAATGACTGCAGAGGAAGCAAAAGCTTTATCTCTAGACATAGTTGCACTTGCAGCAGCAGAACGTAAGCTTTCTCAAGAAATGAGCGTATCTACTGCAACACAATCAATGATGACAAAGGCAACGGCAAAAGATGCACAAAGTGGTACCCTAGCTAAAACTGCTACGGAAATTGCAATTGATTCTAAGCAAAAACAAATTGAAGCAATTCAAGACTACATCAACCAACAACAAAAATTAATTAATCAAATTGATAAAGAAAAGTCTGCAAGAGATAAGGCATTCCAATCAAGCCAGCAGCAAATAAATAATGAAAGAACTTTGGCAGATCTTCAGGCGGGAATTACAAGAGCTGGAGCAACTGGAGATCTTATCTCTATGGCAAAAGCTCAAAGTGATTATAATGCAGAAATAGCAAAGCAAGCAGAGCAAAAGAAAAAAGATGCTGCAGATGCTGTTGACGATAAGAGAATTGCCGTGATTCAAAAAAGAATTGAAAAATCAAATAATCAAATTGATGATCTAAATAAACAAATGTCTAAGCTGCAAAAAGTTGCTGCGAATGCAATTACCCCAGTTGTAAAAGAATCTACTAAGGCTCAAGATGCTGTAGAGGGAATTCAGAAAAGAATGAAAACCTTATTAAATTCAAAATCTTATACAGAAAAAGAAGAGTTTTACGATCTTATTAAGGGGGACAAGGGTATTCAGGGCTACATGAAGATTGCTGGAACATCTGCAGATGATTTATCAAAAGCAATTGGCAAGGTTTGGAAGTCAGATGGAATTTCTAACGCAGATTTAAATGGAAGATTGGATCTTGCTGCTGCAAAAATGGGAGAGTTTGGGGATAAGACAGAAAAGGCAACAAGGTTGCAAAGAGTATTTAATATGCTTCTTGCAGATCCAAAATTAAAAATTCAGCAAGCTGTCGACAAAGAGGCATTAGAGTGGGAAAAAGCTCATCCAAAACCAACCGCCTTGGCAAAAGCAAGAGGTGTCGCCACAGCAACAAGAGCTGGAACAGGGGTGGCTACTGGAGGATATATTACTGGTCCAGGAACTGCAACATCAGACTCAATTCCCGCAATGCTTTCAAATGGCGAGTATGTTGTTCAAGCATCATCCGTAGGTAAATACGGAGTAGCTATGTTAAATTCAATTAACAATGGAACATTTGGTCCAAGATATGCTACTGGCGGGATTGTAAAGAATTACTCCATTGGTGATAGGGGATCTAATTCTTCATTAAGCAGTAATGCAGTGTATAATATTACAGTAAGCGTTGATACAAATGCTAATCCAGATGAAATTGCAAATAAGATTATGAGAACAATTCAAAGAGAACAGAAATCTATGTCTACTGGTAGAAGTATGGGTGGTTTCTAGTGGGATATTCGGCAAGTGCGGGATTTTTGGTTGCCACCCAATCAGCATCTAATACACTCTATGCCCTCACTGATCACAATCGCCAACCAATGAAAATTGGATATGAAACAATTGAAAAGACAAATCGCATGGCAAATGGTACTATGAGAAAGTATGTAGTTGCCAAAAAGAAAAAGATTTCAACTTCTTGGAATATGATTCCATCTGGAACATTTAGTCCAGGATCACAATCTAGCGAAGGCTACAATTTTACGGTAGATGGAAAGATGGGCGGGGCTTGGATGAAGGCTTTTTATGAAGCAAACTTATTTAAACCAGTACTACTAAGAACTGTTTTGTCAGAAGAATCATCCTATCTGTCTAGTTCTTCTGCTACATTTTACGCATCTCCATCAGCATCAGCTTACGAAGATCAGTGGGTATTTATTACAAGTTTTAATTACACTGTTAGCAAGAGGCTGGGACTAACAGATTATGTAGACATTGATATAGAGTTTACGGAGATTTAATGTTAGGTAGTTCATTAACTCAACAATTATTTGCTTCCGCCAATTCTATTGCAGCAATACCACAAGTTAATGCTGAGTGGAATTATAACTCTTTCTTACAACCATCAGTTGTAACATCAGCAAGTACGGCAAAGATTACATCGGTAAATCTTAATGCATCATCATCCTGGAACAATGATACAGTTGGCGGAATAATTAATTCTTTAATTTCACAATCTGCAGCGGGTATTGGTCAAATAACAATTGACGATACTTCTGGCTCTGCCGTAATCTTTACAACACTAAAGAGATTAAGTGAAACGGGATCCGATGGGTCTGGAAACATAACATCTAGAGTTAAGTCCAACACAATATCTTTGGGTGCCGAAGGTAAGGGTCTTTTCTATAAATTGGCTTTTTATGTAAAAGTCGGTGGTGTAAATTATACCGATGGATATCCATCAATAATTACTGGCTCAGTCACAAGTATTGTTAATCCTTCTGCAACATCATCAACTTATTATCGAGTAGTGGGAGTCGGTTCTAGTGGACAAACTCTGGGACTGGATATGGTTGGAAACACCGATCTTATTACAGCAAGTGTTTCAAGTGCTTCAACCAACTCAGCATCTGTAACACTAAAGTGGGCTGCAGACCCAAATGCAACATCCTACAGAGTCTATCGCTCTGATGACACATTAAGTACAACATATAAAACAACAACATCTAGCACATCCTACACAGACTACATTAATTCAGATCCCAGCAGTATTCCAGAGCCATCTGAACCCGCAGCATTTAGTAGTCATATTCAGGTTTCTCCTCAAATTATTGCAAACAACTCAACAGCTTCAAATGTTCAGGTTGTGTCATTTATCAGATCAACAAATGTGTCAACTGGACAAATGGAAAGAACTCAGGCTTCTATAGAGGCTGTGGTGGATATTTGGAAAAAGGTAGAAATTTGGTTCGGTTCTCCTGGGACCAAGGATGATACAGATTCTCCAAGCATCTCTAACTTCAGTTTATCTTTAAACATGCTCTCTGATTATGAAAATGCACAACTTTTAGCAGACAACTTTTCTTTGTATCAGGTTACAGAACACGATTTCTTTTTAAACGAATACTTTCCAGCAGAGTCAGCTTTCTCACCATTTAGACCTGGAGAAGCACTACTAAACAACCTTATTCCAACATCCGACAGAAAGGTTCAAAGTTTTACTCCAACACCCACTACAAAACCAATTACATTTGCGGTTAAGACCCCACAATTCTATTTGGCAAAAGAAGTTTTGTCACCTACCATGCAGTTGCTTCCATCAGCGTACGATAAATTTAAGTATTATGTCTCAGACAAAGATCATAAGTCTATCCAAGCCGTTTACGACTCCTACATCTCTATTAATAAAATTGTTTTGAAATATGCAACATCATTCAATACAATTTCCTCTGGGTCAGTAACAATCTACACTGGTTCTGCAAATACGGCATCAGTCATACCACTAACCAGCTCTGATTTTACAGCAAGCGGTCTTACAGTTTTGTATTACAATGGAACTGGATGGTCTACAAGTTCTTGGTCATCCCCACCAACTTTAAATACAGACGGATCACTGAAGAATGTTGTTTCTCAGGTTAGGGGAATAAAGTTTGCTGCAGGAACGGTAACGCCAAAAGACTTTAGTGCTTACGGATCTAATGGCAACCTTTATACGGGAGATGATTTAAGAAAGATACACATTGTTGAATTTTCCCCCAGGTTAGAGGTAGACTTATCGGATATCTTGCAAGAGTATTCTGTTAAAAAAGACCTTACGTCCCCAAATTCTAATGGGTTTCCATTATCATACATCAATTCAAATACAGGAACTTTAAGTTTTAGCAATATTCCAATTTATCAATCAAGCGGATCTGCCTTTACCATATTTGAAAATCAATCAAAGAGTGCAACCTTCTATAATCTTATGAGGCAGGGAGTTAAATTTACCGCATTCCTGAAGTCACCATCATTTCAAACAGACCTCACAGAAAATGTTCCACAATTTGTTATGTATTCCAATAGCTGGGACATAAATGATATTGGCGATGTTTCTGTAGACCTATTTGACATAACAAAGGTATTTTCACAAGGGTCAGAAGCACCACAGTTTTCTACAGAAAAAAGTGATTTGTTTTCTATTATCACAACAATACTTAACATTTCTGGTTTTAGTGACTATGACTATGACGGACTAAAAAATGTTTGCCTGTCAACAACAAGAAGTACAAACTTTTGGTTTGATGAGACCAAAACGGTATTTGAAAACTTACAAGATATATTCATAACACATCAAATAGGCGCATATATTGATGAGTATGGCATAATGAGATTTAAGAGTCTGTCTCAAATATTCAATCAGTTTAACAAATTTAATTTTTCTGCAAATTTTGCTGTAACAGATACAGCATCAGTAGTTGCAGGATCAAACTATATTGCAAATATTATTCCAGATTCTTATTCAGAATCTATTTCAGAAAAAATAGGAAAAATCGTTGCAAGATATAGAATTGCTCAAGGAAACGATAGTGCAGACGTTAATACAAAAAATAAAGGTGCAGCACAACTAATTTCTACTAATACTGAAACTGCAGCACAAGTTTGGCAGGAAGACAATAATACTGGTTTGCCTAGTTTTGAGTTAAGCGACAGTTTACTATTAAATGACTCCTACCTAAGTTTTGACCCACAAAAACAGTTTGGTGGTAATCCAAGACTAACTTTGTCTAATTATGAGGGGGACCTGATGGTTGGTAATGAAATTGTTGGATACTCTGGCATAGAGTACCGATTCTACTCAAAGGGTTCAAGTAATAAATATGTCACTAAGATTGTAAAGGGTTCCGCAGACATAGCAGAGGGAGTAAGCTACCTAAAAAGCATTTATCCCGTAATCACATCTGTAGAGTATCAGCCCACTGGAAAGATTGTTGGTTTGCAAAGAGGAAAATACGGAACTCCTTCATCAAACCACTATGTTTCCAATGCAACACAAATAGGAAACAATTTTAATTTTTATAAATACAGTCAGCATAATACGGCAGCAACAACAACGTCACAATCTTCCGTAAGTGCTCCAAAAAGCTCTGGACTAAGTTTATCAACTTACAAAGCAAATGAATATGTGATGTTATCGGCAAGCACAACAACATCAGCAATGAATTTGTTTGCCGTAGACTTTAGGGTACCTACCACATCCGTGTCCAAAAAATTAAAATATGGTCGGCGGGTTAATGTTAAAAAAAACGGCAAGTTGGTAAAAGATGCTAATGGAAAAGTGAAAACAAAACTTGTTTATAATACGGCATATACTGATTTCCACAATCTTGCCTTTGGCATATTCTTTAATATGAATTCGTCAGCAGTTGCAAGCACAATGGAAAACTCTACACACTTTATTGAAATTGCTTCAAAACAAGCTTCATCTGGAACAAAGCGTGTAACATATACAATGTCTTTATACAGAATTGATAGGAGTGGAACAAATCAAGTCGTTAAGCAATTAGTTTCAGAAACATCTGTACACGGAGTGTTTGATGGAGAATCTCATAGACTTGCTGCATACATAAACAATGATTCTATCTTGGTTGCCCTAGATAATACAATCGTAATCCAAAAGTATGTAACCTTGACCAATAAGCCAACAAGAAGTTTTGGAGTGTACGCAAAATGCTTGGATAAAGATCAAAGGGTTGAGATTTTGGTGGATGAAGTTTATGCAGATTCTGTACAACCAATAAATAAAAAACAGCCATCAATATATAATTATGATATTTCTTCTAGATATTACTTTACAACAAAAGATTATTTAGATAATCTATTAAAAAATGTTCCAAATTATTCTAGTCCTTTCTTATTTCAAACAAAGCCACAGGCTAGGGGTATCAAAATTTATGACATTAAGTTTGGTCTTTCTCCAATTTATCAAGAAACGGCAAGAATCATACCAATTCAATACGGCTCTAGAACCACCACCGAGCAAACAAATGCACAGGCAAAGGTTTTAGGACCAGTTGTAAAAAATGATTTAAAATATTCTGGGCTTCATGCCACACCGTTTAGAGCAAAATTTGCTATTGTCAATAACTGTGAAGAAGTTGTTTATCTCAATTCATCTGCGGATAATGGAATTACCCCACTTCACATCAATGCTAAGTTCCAAAAATTGCTGGAAGAGCAAACAATTGAAAGGGTTCTGGATCCCAACTACATCAACAACTCTATTGAATTAAGAACAGAATGGCTACCGTCTTCCTCTGAGGTGGAAAAGGTAATTGCTATTCTATCCAAAGCTTTGAGTGGGTTTTACACAGATATTAATATTTCCGTATTTGGAAATCCCCTTATTCAAGTTGGAGATTTTGCCCAGATAACCTATTCCCTAAAAAGAGTTGGGTATGACCCAACTCCAGGATCTACAGTGAAACCACTAATTTGTCTTGTTACTTCTGTAGGTCAAGGTTTTAGTGGCGGGGTTTCAGATACAAAATTAACTTTAAAGCCGATAATAACGTCATAAGTGGTATAATATAATGATTGGAGGAATTCTATATGGTAAGTGGGCATAGCTCTCATAAGTCTAAGGGTGCTCAGAAGTACATTAACCCTATAACAGTTCCTGGCAAAAATAAGATCCAAATCAATGCGGATGACCCAAGAAATAATGAATCAACACTAGCAGATACCTCTGTTGTATATGAAGTAACTGAAGAATTTGTAGATTTAGACTATTTGGACCAAGAGGATATTTATGAGGAATACTTTGACGAGGGAACTGATCCAGATGTTATTATGGATGAAAACCCTTATGAAGAAGTTCCCCTTCCAGAAGATGTTATGTCTTCTGAAGCTTTTGGTACACTAGGTATTCCTCAAAATTTGTATATCGATCCCCTGTCTTACCAATTAGAAGATTCAACATCATCATCAGATGGTTCAGTAAGATGGGTTGCATCTTTAGTTTTTGATGATGTAGGTGGTGCATCAGACTACGAATATGTGATAAATGCGAGCGAGTGAAATGATAACTGGAAAATATATTTTTAAAGTAAATGGCGAGATTGTAGCGGAAAAGGAGAATACCCTTACCGCCAATGGCATTAACATGATTAATCGTTACTTATCCAATTCTGTTGCAGATTGGGCGGGAACTATTGCAGTCGGAGCATTATATACTGTATCTGCATCCACCGACACAGTTCTTGCTTATGAAATTAGTCGTTCCCCAGTTACTCTTAAGTCTTATAGTTCTGCAAGTTCAACATCAGCATCAAATCAAATTATTCTTAAAGCAACACTAGATCCGTTACTGATCGGACAAATTTATGAAATTGGTGTGATTCCACAAAATCAGGTTAATGTTTCAAAATCAGATAATCTATATCTTACAGAGTTTGATGAGATTTATGGTACATCGGCATCTAGTGATTGGGCGGTTGGATCAAGTTCTGCAGCAATCACAAAAGTTGCATTATCTGGTTCATCAAGATTTGGCTCATATAACATCTCCGTCCCAACTGCTAGTGTTGCTACACGCTCTGGTTTTTATACAGATATCTCAGATTTTAATACTAACGATTTCTTACAATTATTGTATTACGTTGGAGCTTCATCTACAAGCCCTAGTTTAACAATTACCCTTACAGACACTAATGGTGTTACTTGGGCAACTCCAGCAAAATTAATTAGTACAGCAGCTACAGGATATTATTCGGCATCATTTTCTCTTTCTTCTAGTGCTGGAAGTAACTTTAACTATAATGTAGACTACATTAGTCTTGGATTTTCGGGCGGTAATGGGTCGGTACTTCTTGACGCACTAAAGTTAATGTCGGGGAACTTTAAACTTTCAGAAGAAAAGTTGGTAAGTAGAACATCGTCCTCAGTTGCTTTAGTTACAACTAAATATGGGCAGCCCCTAGATATTGAATACTATTTGACGGTGACGTAGTGGCAAGTATTGATTTAACCAAACTTCAGCCAGGAAAAACATATAGTGTTGCGGTAAGAGCCAAAGATGATGATGGCAATTATTCTGGATATTCCGTTAATTATAAGTTTACAACTCCTTCCGCAAACTTAAATGGCTCACAGTTAGTTGGTCTAAATAGCACAGTTGTTACAGCATTAGCTCAAGGTTCTGGAAGTGTAGTTGGTGGAGCATTAACTGCTGGGGGTCTTAATTCAAATGGTGTTTCGTATGCTGGAAAAGCACAATTAGCAGACGTTTGGAATGGTGCTGCTAGTGCTATTTCAAGTATGACGGGAACAGCAAGCACTGGTGCGGTAATTATAAATAGCACTGGTATCCTTGGATATAAATTTGCTACATCCTCTTCTGGTCAAGCCCAATTCTTTTTAAATACCGCCGATGGAAATGCTTATTTTAGAGGCACTCTATATGCAGGGGCAGGATTAATTGGTGGATGGACAATTGCTTCAAACGCTCTGATAAATGCAAATGTGGGTATGGTGGCTACAGCATCTGGCTCTACTGGCGAATTAGTTGTCAATGGTAGTTTTGAAACAGGAGATTCAACGGGCTGGCAGCTTTTTGGGACAAACGTAAATGTTTCTAGTATAAATCCATATTCTGGTTCGTGGAATTTAAGTATAAGACAGGACAGTATTTGTGGTGCGTCAAGCACCAATTATATTTCTGTTCTTCCAGGAAACTCTTACCAATTGTCTGCTTACATGATGACAAGTCGCACATCAATTTTGGGGGACTTGTTTATATATTGGTATAACTCAGCAAGCACTCTGATATCAACATCTTCTGGCGCATTTACATTAACAACGGGTTATGCAAGATATATTTTAAATGCAACGTCTCCATCAAATGCTGCCTATGCAAAAGTGCAAGTTAGTAATGAGGTTGGTCTAATTGGTACATTCTCTGCCGATCTTATTTCTTTTACAGGAACAATTGTTCCTTCATCAGAAATATCATTCTTTTCTGGGTCGGCATATGCAAATAGGGCAACCGCCCCATTTAGAGTAGATTATTCTGGTAATCTATTTGCCACCAATGCTTCAGTTACAGGATATATCAGTTCTGGATCTGGAATTATTGGCGGTTGGACCATTAACCCCAGTACCCTGTCTGGCTCTTCTACAACAACTAATTTAATTCAGGCGTATGACTCATCGTTTGAAAATCAATCTAAATATTTAAATTATTGGGATACAGCAGTTTATAGTCCTGCTGCTGGAACTCCTTGGGCAATACAAGTAACTAACATAAAAAATCCTTATGTGGGGAAAAATTATTTGTCTACCATATACGGGTTCGACACTACCCTAGACAGTACAAATGCAAGCACAATGTTTACAATGTTTTTAAAAAGCGCATCTGCTGGAACTAGATTTTTGGTGTCCGATTTAGGATTAACTACTGGAGCAAGTTATGTGTTTAGTGCTTATGTAAAGTTGTCAGATATTCCTGGTTACACAAATAATGCTACAAGCGCAACAATTTATGTTGGTCAATATACTAGCAACACTAACGCTGGTCCAGGAGTTGCGGGACAATCTGGTGCCCCAGCACCAATAAGTATTTCATCTTCAACAGTAACCCTGACAGCATCTTGGCAAAGAGTTAGTGCCTCTTTTGTTGCTGGGTCTAGCAGTGTTAGTGTTATGCCATTTATTGGCTCAAATAATCCAGCAGATGGAAGCGCAGTAAAGGCTTTATCTATGATAGATATAGATGCAGTTCAATTAGAATCTGGAACAACGCCAACAGCTTACAATGTTGGTAACTATGTAAGTTTATCTTCTGGGTCAACATCTTTATCAACAGGTCTTTCATCTTCAATTACAAATTTTTCGGTAACAAATACTGGAAATGTTCAAGCAGAATCAATTAATTCTGGCGGAATTGTTACAGCACCAAATATTCCCTTTGGAGTTTCTACAGGAATTGCTACATTTTCCGCATCAACAATTGCAGCTGGATCTTTTATCACAAAAACTTTATCTTTTCCAGAAGGTAGGTTTAGTGTTGCTCCAGCTGTATTTACAAACATAATGTCGGGCGGTACAAATATGGGGTATATTATTCCTAGAGCCGTTTCTACAACTGTTTATAGTACAACTATTAGACTATATAATGTTTCTGCTTCATCTATATCAACAACAGCTGCAAGCATAAGTGTTGTGGCAGTTCAGCAAGGGACAACACCACTACAAACAGATACTATGCAATAATACTTGCATTATAAAAATACAAATAGTACAATTGGTAAACATACACAAAGGAGATATAAATGTCAGAAACGACACCAGAAGTAAGTGCGGGTTATCAACAGCCTACAATTCAGGACTTCCAAACATTAGAATTATTGGTTCAGGAACTACAGAACCGCATTGGTCAGATTACCAGCCAATACGAAACAAATCTTGCTATGCTAAAGGCACAAGCAACACAAGAAATTCAAGCCCGTGAACAGCGTATTCAGGAATTACAAGTAAGTGCTCAGAAGGCAAACTAATCTAAATCCCAAAGTCCCAAGTGGAATGATTGCTCATACAGAAAAGGGATACTTTTATGTTAAGGGCGAAAAAAGATTTCGCTTCGTATCTGATCGGGCAAGAGAGTCGTGGAATCTAAGGGTAGTAAAGACTACAGAGTCTGCAATGAATGATTGCAAAACTGTTGGAATTATTGGATTCAGGGACGGGACTTTGATTAGAGATGTATCTAGTGGTAAAATATATCTTATTACCGATAATAAAAAGAGGCTTATTGTAGACCCAGATGATTTAAAAAGTTTGGGGTTTAAGAAAAACGATATCGTTCTTGTTAGCAAAAAAGAAGCCGATTACCAAAAAGAAGGAGAGCATTTAAATGCCAGATAATGTAAGTTTGTCCGTATCGGATATTAATGACTTAAAGAATAGTACCGATTTAGCAATTAGTTTGCTAAATAAAAAAAGCTTTGTCTTTGACTCAGCTGATACATCAGATCCCAAAAAGCTTGCTATTGTTGGAAGTGAAGATGCTGCTATTAAAATTTTTACCGCAATTAAAAAGGTGGAAATGACAAGCAATTCAAAAAGTGTAGATATTCCACTTAAGTATATGGCTAGTAAGGTTACTCCTTCTATTCAGGTTACTATTTCTGGAGCACCAAGTATTGCTAAATACAGGCTGACCACATCAACTCACGTTACTAAAGATAAAGTCACAGTATATATCGAAGCAAATCCAGAAACTGGTCTGAGAATTAATGCTGGTAGCAGCAAGTTGCACTTTGACCTTAATGTCTTAGCAATTGGGTATGCCTAGTTACAGGGTCTTAAAATCTTGGACTAAAAGAGAAACAAGGGTTTCAAGAGAGGGATATGTTCTTATAAAAATACCAGAACACCCCAAATCCTTTGGGGGTTGGTATTATGAGCATAGGCTGGTAATAGAAAAAAGCCTTGACAGAATCTTAGAAGTATGGGAAACTATACATCATATAAACGAAAACAAAACAGACAACAGAATAGAAAATCTATTTCTGTGTACCAGAGAGCAACACAATAAAGCTCACAAGTAGAAAGTAATAAAATGACAAACGATCTTAAGTGGATGATGGTAAGTGACGTACATTTTCCTCGCCATGACCCACGCAAAGTTGAGTTATTTCTA